ACATCAACAGACCAGACAGAGTACCCGTGTACCGTGGGCCAGCAGGTGTCAACTTTGCTGACCTTCCTAACTGGGATGCAACATGGCGAACATCGGCTTTACGGTCTTACGGTGATCAGTTGATTGCCTTAAACATGACTGAAGGTTCTACTAACTTTCCGACTAGAGTACGTTTCTCGAACCTTACACAAGCTAACACAGTTCCAGATTCATGGGACGCTACAAACACCACTAAGTCAGCGGGTTTCAATGACCTAGTACAGATCAAGACCGAGATTCGTGATGGGGCAACTCTAGGCTCTAACTTTATTATCTACGCTGCTGACCAAGTGTGGTTGATGGAGTTTGTCGGTGGTGCGTTTATCTTTAACTTCCGTAAGCTGTTCACAGATGCAGGGGTTATCAACCAGAACTGTGTGGTCGAAGTAGAGGGCAAGCACTTTGTCTTCGGTGCTTTTGACATCTACACACACGATGGAACAACCAAACAATCTATCTGCGATGAGCGCGTTAAAAACTTTATATTCTCATCCCTAAACAACCAAGCAGCAGATGTTTGCTTTGTTCACCACAACCCCGTGTTGAATGAGATTTACTTCTGTTACCAGAGTGGAGACCAGTATATCCATTTTCCTGACGCTACAAGATGCAACAGGGCTGCTGTCTATAACTACCGGAACAATACATGGTCTTTCATGGATGTACCAAACGTATCAGCGGGAACTGTTGCAAACGTAAACTCTGTTTCCACATATGCAACCAGCACAGGCACCTACGCTCTAACAGGCGGCACCTACTACCAGCAGCAGGATAGTTATGATCGTCATGTACTTATGGTTGGGGAGTCTCTACCTGCTAACAACATCACCTCAGATAAACTGTACGGGCTAGACCTAAGTGACGCTGGGCAGATCGCGTTCCAGCTAGATGTCGAGGCTACTAAGCCCGTGTACCTTGAGCGCACAGGCATTGACTTGGATGAGGGAGGATTAGCGGCATCTCAGTATGTTGTCGTTACACGCATCTTCCCACAGGCAGACACACAGAACTCCTCGAACACCTTAATTAACTTTGAGTTCGGTGGCTCTGACATCCCTCGATCTACGCCTACCTACAGTTCTTTGGTTGTATACGATGTAGCCACAGATCACAAAGTAGACAGTAGAGCAGCGGGTAGATACCTCAGTTATCGAATGACAGTATCAGACAACAAGGACTTTGAGTTGTCAGGGTTTGACTTGGACATCACACCGACAGGAGCTAGATAACATGGCTCTCAATGATAAAACCAATGTCTTAGTACAAAGCTACTCAAGAACTCAGTTCCCTGTCTTGGAAGAGGGTATGCGTAGGTACATCCAAGATGAACTACAGCGCATAGAGAACTCTATAAGGACACTGGTTCAAGCAGCAGTTCAAGTATCAGAAGACCCGCCCGACAGCCCAATCAAAGGTATGATCAGGTATGCCGTAGCACCTTGGAACCCGACAGGTTCCGGTGACGGCTTAGTGATCTACAACGGTTCGGCATGGGTAGCGGTGTAAATAAAATAACATAAAGAGGAACCATGATATGTGGGGACAAATAGCAGGAGCCGTAATTGGCGGCGTTATGGCTAACAAAGCTGCAAAGAAACAGGCATCAGCCCAAGACGCGGCTATGCGTATGCAGATGCAGGGTTACACAGATGCCCGTCCGTTTATTCAAGATATGTATAAAGGCGGCACAGATGCCCTTAACAATGCTTTGGCTACTGGAACTTACCAAGGACCAAACTACGCTGGCATCAACAATATGCAGAATACCGGACTAAACAACCAGTTTGGTTTCGGTAATAACGCTTATAATAACGCCAACAGCATGATGAACGCTACAGGCGGCTTTGCTAATAACTATGCCAACCTATACAACACGGCAGGACAAGACCGCACAGCGACTGCGACTAACTATGCCAACGCAAACGCTAGTCCTTTAGTCAACCGCGCAATGCGGGACAGTACACGCATGTTGGAAGAAGACACCTTGCGTAACATCGGCATGGGTGCATCTGCGACAGGGAACACAAACAGTTCCAGAGCAGGTATCGCTGAAGCTGTTGCAGGTCGTGACTACATGGATCGGGCTGCTGATGTATCAGCGGGTATCCGTAGTGACTTGATGGACAAGTCTTTCCGTGAGCAAGACGCTTCATTCAACAACATGATGAACGCTAACAAAGGCATGGGTGCGTCTTACATGGGTGCCTTTGGTATGGGTAACACAGGCGTTGGCAACATGATCAACGCTGGCGGTGCTTTCCAGAAAGACGAACAGAACACCTACGATGCACAGAAAGCCAAGTTTGACGCAGACCGCGACTTCGCCATGCAGCAGTACAACTCATACAACGCTGGTATCCTTGGTCGCGCCCCTCAAACAGCAGGGACAGTTCGCCCTAATCTTGTCGATCCTACAGCAGCCGCTATGGGCGGTGCATACGCTGGGTCAGGTATCGGTCAGAAGATGGGCAATGCTTTTGGCAGCTTCTTTAACCAAAGCCCGTCTGTGACCGTTGCTGGCAGCAGTGGGCCAAACACAGGCTTTAACTTCGGCGGCATGGGTAACAGAAGTCCTTACCTATATGGTGACGGTTACGGTGGTGGAGACTAGAGCCTATGCAATTCCCAAGTGGACTTCTTCGCAGTGACGGTAGCCCTACGCCGATGCTGCTCGATGCTATCAGGCACAGCGAGACAGGGCATCTCAATGATGCACAGGCAGTGGGTGCAGTCAGTAAGAAAGACGCTATTGGCCCTTATCAGCTTCTCCGAAAGAACCTGCACCAGATGGGCTACAAGATGCCTACGAACATCAGTGAGGCTGACGCTACTGGTATTGATACATCGAGGGCCTTAGCATCCAAGTATGTCAAAGGTTACAACCAGCATCATAACTTCACTAACCCTCTCCACTCGCTTGCTGCTTTTAACATGGGTCCAACAGCGGCTGCTAAGTGGATCAAGGATGGTGCAGACTTTAATGAGCTGCCACAGGAAACTAAAGAGTACGTTACGAGAGCATCCGTATTCTTAAATCAAGGACAGAACGACATGATGCCTAACCAAAACGCTGCACTAAGCACTAACAAGACTTCAATGCTGCACCCTGACCTACAAGCTGATGTCGCCAAGATGCGTAACAACCAAGTGCCAGAAGATGTCATCTCTGATTACATTGCCCAACGCAGCCAGTATTACAAATCACTGCCACCTGCACCTGCACCACAAGCAGCTCTTACTCAAGGCACTTCTGTAGCACCAGCAGCGGCACCAGCGGCTGCGTTAACGTCACCTGATGATGAGATGTTGTTAGCTGGTGAGACACCCATCTTTGCCAGACCAAACCCAGACGCTACTTTGGCAAAGGTTGGTACAAACATACGACAGGCTCTGATGGGTAAGAACAGACAGGAAAGAGCGACAGAGGCTACAAATCAGAAAATCATGTCAGCCGAGATCGACAATGCTCCCGATCCTGTTGAGCTTCCAAATACAGTCTTGTCAGATGATGACGATGGTACAATATACAACCCATCAATGATTGCTGCTGGACAGTCCATGCAGGGCAGGACACAGCCGATATTGTCGGAGTCAGGTGCCACACCGCCAGCCCAAGGAAGCAAACTAGACAACGCCTCACTGCGTCCTGATGATTCCTTGCTAAAACAAGCTAACGAACAGCTAGGAGACATCAACACATCAGCAGGTAGACGCAATGCAGCCATACTAAGCATTATGCCAACCCAAGCGATTGGCGATGTAGGTATGCGTCCTAACGACATGATACGCATTGGTGGAGCTATGGTCAGAGGGTCAGCTCAAGGCGGCTTAGAAGCCATAGGAGCTGCTACTGATGAGTTTGGTCGTATCGAGGATCGTGACCTAACTGCTTCTGGTGCTCTTCAAAGAGCATTGGCAAGTGGTAAGGGCAAAGGTAAGGCGAAGAAGACACCACCGCCTGTTATCGAGAACCCAGTTGTGACAGACAACATTGACAAGTTAATCCCACAGTTAGATGAGGATATTGCAA